TCCACGGTGGTTGGCACTTATAGATGCTTCTAAGTTTTTCTTAACTTTTTCAATACGAACCTCACGCAAAGCAATAACGCGCTCAAGGGCTGGCTTAGAACCTATCTCCCCAGTATCAGTTAATCGTGTTTCCCAAACCTCATAGAAGTTGTTTATTTTATTCATAACTTGGGCTTCAATATCGTTTGCAGGAGCCTCGCCACGAATAGCTTTCTTGTCGATGCCCTCAAGCCAAGACTCAAAACCAGATCGATTGTAGGTGTAATCCAAGGCGCTTACCGTGCCATTACCTGTACTTTGGCCCCACAAGTCTTGAAGATCGTCTTGAAGCATAACCCATTCGCCATCAAACTGTTTGGCGTTTTGCCATACTGAACTGCCAATCTTCTTTCCGTTTCTATTCATCGCAAGAAGAATGCCGGAATCATTAGCAATCATTAGCGTCTTAACTTTAACCGAGTCTGGAATCTTAGGGTTTTGAAGCACTCGCTTCATGGGTGTAGTAACTGATTTAAATATCCATGAGTCTGTAAAGATGTTAGGCGCAATGCTTGCGTCACCCTGACTTAACTCTAGCTGTCTGTTGAATACTTTTAAGCTTCGCTCTGCAATATCAATCTTTTTTAAAAGGTATCTGCCTTCAGGATTGTCTAAGTCTGATCCTAATTTAGATGCTTTAAGTTCTTCAAGTTTCTCCTTAGTCGAACCTAAGGTTATTTCTTGTTCTTTAATCTTACTTTGCAACTCTGTGTAGCTATCTCTCTTTTGAATAGCTTGATACCACGCTTCAAGTTCTGGCTTAGCGTCTGCTGCTGCTTTAAGCCTTCTCTGCTGGGGAATAGAAACAGCACCGCCTAATACCCCACCCATTACAAAGGACATTGAGAGGTTCATTCCAACTTCCGCTGGAGTCGCAAGCGGATCAAATGGATATCTAATAGCTTCCTGCATACCTACGATAGAGGTTACCCCCGTTCCACTGCGTAGGAATGACTTGGAAATACTTCCAGCTTTCATAAACGGAACGCCCATCCAATTTACTGGGTCAAATAGTTCCACTGCAAAAGTTGGAATTATTCCAGAGTTTTGAAGGGTTTTATGAAGCTCAATCCTATCGTCAATCTGGGAAATCTTTAGATCAAGATGTTCTTGGTTAACCGCAGAAACAAGAGTAGAACTCCAATCTAAGTATTCTTCTGGTATGTTATCCCTTGCGCTAAACCCATCAATAGGAGCAATCGGATACTTTCTAGCTTGGTTCCAAGCATCTGCAATCGGTCCGTACTTATATGAAAGACTTGCTTGGGCGGTATCCATAAAGGAAACGTCTGGTGAAATTTCTTCAGGTGCGCCGGGAGTAACATCTCTAAGTGCGTTATATCCGTTTTGCATTATTCGCTCCCACTTGGTCTAACGGCATCTGGAAAGCCTTCGATTAAACGCTGCATCATAAAGTCAGCAGAGGCCGATGGACTTGATTGAGTCAACCAGTTTACTCTAAGATTTTGATCTACTGCGTTTGCGTCTGCGCTCTGCTTGAGAGAGGCTTTAGTTTCTGAGAGCTTAGCCGCAACTAAGTCGCCAATTGTTTCGTCAGGAGTTTCTGAATACCAATATGGTTTTCCGCCACTCTTTTCACTAAGGTAATTACCTTTGGAATCAGCGGGGTAAGACAGCGGTTGAAGCTCATTGTTTTCATCCTTGTAGTAGAAGTAATACCTGTCAGAAGCTCCACTTGGGTCAGGTCGCAAGTAAACATTTGCGTCTTCTACTCTTTCAGTTAGCCCCATTGCTGATGCCGCCATAGATATTCCGGCTGCTATAATCGGTCGTACAAGACCAACATCATCTATACTGGCCTGAGTGCCGTCATTAATACGAAGCTCCATGCCCATATGTTTAGACAACTTTGCAAGCCTGTCATTGTGCCTGTCATAAAATGACTGACGTATATCATCGTCTGGAATAAGTTTAACGACAGCTTTTCTTGACCTTGTTACGCTACCAATGGGCATAGAGGTGTCGATGATATTAAGAGACTTGGGATACTTTTGATCTATAATTGCTTTAACACGCGTTTCTATTTGATTTTTGTTAAGGCCCGTAAGGGCGAAGTATTCAACAACGGATGCAAGCTCAGGGTAAATACTTGGGTCGTTACCTGTTATCTCAGCCGCAAAGCTAAGCGGAGTTACTTGTCGTTTGTTTGACGTCCCGCCTTTAGTTCCAAGGATTATGTTCATGTTTGCTATGGCTTTTGGATCAGCCCTTTTTGCAGCAAGCTCATTAATAATTGTGTCAATTCCCTCGTTGCCGCCTCTTATTTTGTAGACATTGAATGCATCTTTAAGGAGAGCATTACTTACATCGTCATTAAAATAAGGCTCAAGTTGATTAGTCGGTTCATTGCGCCCGGGAACCATATCAGTGCTTAACAGTGCGTACAGAGCAATAAATGACTCAGCACCTCTTACTTGTTGACCATCCGCCATATTATTTAATGCAGCTGACAGTACTTCAGAACCGCCATTCCTAAGGTAATGTAGAGCAACTTGCTTGTCTTCATTGCTAAGAGAATTAAAGCTGCTTAAATCAAGACCATCTTGAGCAAGCATACCATCAACAGTCTCCCTAGTTTTAAGGTCAGACTTATCAGCAGAGCCGCCGCTTATAGAATTTCTTAAAGCGGAAATTTCTTTAGCTTCCTTGTCTTTAGTTTCCGCTGTAGTAAGAACGGATTTAAGCCCTGATATTTTTCCGACAACAGCATCTATCTCGGTTCGTGTCTCAAGACTTTTTAATATTTCGTTTCCAACGCTGGCAACTTGACTGGGGAAATCTTGTGGATTTTCTACGTTTCCCTTTAAGTCTACATACATTTGCAGTTGGTTTAATGTTCTTGAGTTCATGCCGCGACTACCAGCAAACGCACTTGCTAAACCAATACTTCTTTGCGTCCTTAAGGAAGAAAGATGTGAAGCTCCTTGAACATCAGTATAGCCTCCATCTTTAATGTTAGCCTCTACTCTTAGAGTAACATCATTAAATTCGTCTTCAGACAGGCTGTTATTTGCAGCCATTGATCCTGCAATATTAACAGCTTTTGTTAAATTATAGTTAAATTTCATCTCTTCAGTTTTTTCAGCAGCGGTATTCTTAACTCCGTTCAATGTCGATTGAACAAAGTCGTGGTCTTTTCCTGTAAAAAAACCTGACTCTAAAACTTCGTTAACTAAATAAACCTGAGTTTGAGTTAACCCATCCCAACTGCTCCTTGCGTTTGGAATGGTTAACGCAAGCTTTAGGCTTTCAACATTCCCTAAAGCTGCGGCTGGAATTAAAAGATTCTGAAGGATTGATTCTCTTGATTCCTTTAAGCCATTCTCATAATCAGCTTGAGTAATTTGATCTCTTCTACGGAGGGATGTGAGATTACTAGATATTACCTCAAACTTTTCAGAAAGAAATTGAACGCTGCCAGCAACCTCTACGGCTGAAGGCTGTCGTCTAGCACCTGTTTCATTGCCAAAATCGTCATACTCTAGCATAGTAAGGAGTTCTAAGCTTTTTCCTTGAGCGTATTCTCCAAGCAGATCAACATTTGAGTTGAAGTTAATTTGGCTTTCTATTGCTGCCTGCTCGGCTTGAGCCTTGGCAATGTCTTTTTCTACTTTCCATTGAGCATTGTAATCACCAGCAACAACGGAGCTATACTGTAAAATCTGATCTTTTGTTCCAACGCTAATGTAAGGTAAAAGCGCATTAACCTGCTCTTGAATGGAAGCAGGCAATTGAGACATTCCTTCCTTGCCGCCAGTCCTAATCGCTAAGTCAAGCGCCACTCGCTCCGCTGGGTTTGCAGTATTGCTTATGATGTATTCCAAGCCACCCTTAGCTATTCCAAAGTTGACCTCATCGCTGTGGGATGTTGAAGCGCCACCCTTTAGCAGAAAACTTTTTTCACCATCTGAAGCGTTGCCTACTGATCTTTGAGCAATAACTTCAGCTTCGCTTAAATCTCCGTCTGGAACGGGCATAAAGTTACCAGCCGCAGCAGCTTCCCTTGCTTTGTCTACATCTTTACCTAGCTTGCTTGCCAGCCTTTCGCTAAGTTGCTGCCTTGATCTAAGGATAGATTTTTCTTTAATGTTGAGAGATGTTGACGCAAGATACTTAGCGCCATTACTTTGGATAAATACCTTGTAATGCCCTTCGGCATTCTCACTCATTTCAGCTATGTAATCGCTAAATACATTAGCATATCCGTCAGCATCATACTCATATTTAAGCGCAATTTCTCGAGCCTTTAGCCTAAGCTCAGTATCAACGGACTCTTCAAACCTTGCGTCTACCACCCGTTGGTAAGCGTCAGCCGCAATTTTTCCAAAACCCATTGGCGCTTTAAAGGCTTCCGGCTTGCCAGTCTCAGGGTTAAAGGTTGTAAGCTTGCTATCCTCAAGTCCTTTAGCAAGTTCTACACCTCGCTTCTCAGCCACCCTTGCAGCATTTTTAAAAGCAATTTGCCCCATAGTATCGGCTGCATTTGCAATCGCCTCGCCAACCCTAGCACCGCCTGCGTCTGCACGGACAACACCAATTGGCTTATTGAAGACTTGTGTTTGTTGACGAATTATAGCCATTGTTTGTTATGCCTTCTATGGTGTTGATTTAGCGCTTGAGTAACTTTCCCAACCGTTAGCTAAAGTAGCAGTTGCCCTGTATAGAGATGCGGTCTTTGCGTTGCGCCCCCTACGACCTTCAGCAAGTCTTTGCATATCTTTTTGAAGACCAGCCCAATGGTTTTGAGTTTGTATTCGACTAATGTCTGTGTATGCAGTTTCTTTTTGCGACTGTAAGAATGCTTTAATTGTCATGCTGGAACCAACGTCCCTGCCAGTAGCGGCAAGTTGTGCAATATTTGCAGACATTGCAAAGTCAAATTCCTTTTTCCGCTCAAGAGCCATTTGATCTGCCGCAACTTTATTTAACTTTTTGTCAGTTTCTATGTTGAAAGCGTTAAGGTCAGCTTCTTGCTTCTCAGCTTTACCTGCTTGAATTTGACCAGCCGCAGCAATAGCAGCAAATATTAGTGTCTCGAGTGCCATTAGAGTACAAGCTCCGCTATTAAGCCGTTAAGCTGAAGTTGAAGTGGATCATTTTGCTCAATGGTAATCTGAGGATCGCGGCTATGGCCCAAAATCCTAATTTCTTTTTTCCCAGAAAAGTCGTCATCCATTGAGAAGTTTCTATTATTTACTTTAACTGAGCGAGTTGCCTTCAAATCTAAAACAACATTACTAATCCCGCGAATAGTACCAGTAACCGGACCATTAGATGCCGTAACGTCAATTGGATTAGTTACGATCTTAGCTGTAAATGCTTTCCCAACATAAGCATGAGTGAACCCATGTTCGCTGTAGGCGCTCAGATTAATCTCTTCGCTTGAGTTTACGGTAAGCTGACCAAGATAAGACTGCTTGCCAGCCTTGACTCCGATAACGTCAACAACGTCATTGTTATTATACAGACCGCTTACGTCTACAACATTTGTTGAGACAGCTTCGTAAAGATACAAGTCTAATCCAACATCACCAGTAAACTCACACAAATGAAGCTTATTGCTTTTATCGTAAACATTAACAAACAGCCTGTTATGTATTGCAATCGTTCCAGCAAACCTACCAGATGTTGTTACCCTAGTCCAAGAGGCTCTTTTCTCTGCGCGGTTTGAGGAGAATAGAGTGCCCTCACCGTCGCCAAGTACAATAAAAGCATATGAGTCAGACAGGTCAAATCCAGAATGCACAACTGCCATAGACTGAGGCGACTGTATTAAGTGTCCAGACAGTGTTGATATAGAGGAAGCCGTGTAGGCGTCCTCAGAGTCGGTATAGAGATATTCCCTCACTGTATGCCCGTCATGCTGAACAAAGACTGTAGCGCCGTCTATGGACGCGGGAAGCACAAACTCAGTACCATAAGGTGTCTGCTTTCTGATCTGTGCGTTAGTCGGCGTGATGGCTTGATTCAAGTAAGTGGGAATGTAAAGCTCACCAGATGCTGTGAACACCTGAAGGTCTCTGTTGGAAACCATGTATCTAATTTCATTAACCTGACCTGTGGCTGCTGTTAAATCAATTGAGTCTGAGTCTTCAGCCTCGCCCACATCGAAGTTAAAAAACTGACCAATCTTGCTCATCCAAATTGTATCCGGCTGAGCAATGGTCCCTCCAAAAACAAGCCTATTTTCGTGGAAACAAACGGAAGCAGGGTATCCTCGAACAGCTGAGAAAGCTTGTTCATACCAGTCTGCTGTAGCAGCATGAGTTACAATTTTAACGTAACCGCCACCATCTTCTGATGAACTAGCAGAGCCGCCAGCCGTAAAGGTGTATGTGTTTTCATTAATAATATTGCCGACAGTCCTAGAGCCATTAAGGTTTCCAGTGTTAATACCACCAGTTGCAGCAGCTTCTTCAACAGTAATCGCTTCACCGCCAGAAAAGCCGTGGCTAAGATGTGTAACCTCTACCGATGCAGAACCTTCAATTGTTCTCAGAGGGTTAAGAACAGCTAGTCTAATTTTAAGTTCGTCAACAATATCAACTATAGCTTCGCAAGAAGACTGAACCTCAGTAATAGTCATTTCAGACTCGTGATAACGTAATACTGTTCCGACATGGGCTGAGCTTAGATAGTTGCCGCCAGTCTGGCTACCGTCTGTGTTGAAATAGGAAACTCCTTCTTTAGAGTTGAACCCAACGGAAACATCAGCTGCGCCAGTGCTTGTCGCAATATAAGTTATCTCTTTAAAAAACCTTATTGTATCGACTGTTGCGTTGCTGGGAGCAGTGACACTGACACTAATAGTAACGCCGTCAATGTCTTTTCCAGCAATTTGAATGTACTTACTTGTGTTCGTGCTAGTCGAGGTAAAAGTAATTTGTCTTGGTTTATCAAAAACAATAGGACTGCTATTAAGGAGCGTAAAGCTGCCACTAGCGCTTACAGTTTGAGATACAGCAACACTGCTTGCATCGGTAGTCCCAGTGCTTGTGTATGCCTTTACAAGAATTGAATCTCCAGTTGTTGCCCTAGGGTCAAGCAATACACCTTGAGCTTGGAAGTCATAGTAAGGTTGATAAATCTTGTGGTTGTCGGGCCTTGAGTCGAAAGAAAATGTGCTAATATCAAAGTTTGTAAGGCTAGTACGGCTCACTAAGCGCGGCGCAAACAATGGGTGACAGACAAACATTACGTCACCGTATTGAGCAACTGTATATTGAGTCACATAATCTTGATCGAACGGAAGTGCGGCTGAGTTCACATCTGCCGTTACGGTATCCACAAGAGAAACAGACCCATCGTCTAATAAACGAAATGCCCTGAGTTTTTGATGCTCAATCGAAAGGATGTACTGCTCATTATCGTCAAACAAAAAGGATGCAAGGAAAGATTTATTGGGATTACTTGCGTCATACGTCAGGCTGTAGTCATAAATATGCTTTAAGCCATGACGCTTCTTTAAAGAACCCTCAGACATTACAAGAAAATTCTCAACCCGCTGTGCAGAGGAGTTGAGAATTGGTGTGTCGTTACGGCTAATAAGGGAATCGCTGACTTCGCCAAACTGAAAGCTGTTTATTGGTACTCTAACTTTCTGCATTAACTTCGCCTTTCAGCAATAAACCTTGATGTGTCAAGTTTGCGTGTTGTCTGTGTTTGAGAGTGCAGACGACGAGCCTGAGTCATTTGATAGTTAGCCTTCTGCTCCATGAGCGAGGCGAGTTGAGAGTCACGCGCAGCAGATATGGCAAGCACACCAGCCATCATGTATTGAACAGCAGTGACAAAGTATGGAGGCCAATCAACTTCATTAGCACGGAACACATAGTCAGCAATTAAAACATCAGAAGTGCTTGAGTCGCTAAATACTTTGGAACCATAGGTGTCATACTTAATGTTAAAGTCATTCATAGTGACTGCCATTAGCATAATTGATTCAGAGGGTAGTTGGTGAGCAAGTTTCCAACGCCCAGTAGGGGCTTCGGACAATTGGTTTAACACAGCCTGATCGGTAGCAAAGCGCCAACGAGAGTTGGTCAAAGCTGATCTTGCCATGTCTTCATACATTGCGTCACAAATTGTTGCTTCCGCAGTGCCATCGTCAAATGATTGAATCGCCTCACCGCCGATAAGCAATGAAGCGCGAGAACAAATCTTGACGGGTGTGTTTGCTACATCTGGCATATGAAAGTCGGGGGGCCAAAACCCCCCGTCCTATTTAGTCGCTGTCAGTATTAGTAACGACAACGCCGTTAGTAATATCAACAACTGTACCACTATTTGCATTAACGTAAGCATGGGTGATAACTGGCGTACCGCCAGTAGATGTCACTGTCATGATTACATCATTTACATTCAACATGCCTGCGGCAGCGTTGAAGTACCCAGCAGTATTTGCGTCTGCGATTGAGTCTGCACTGGTGTAGTACCAAAATGCTTGACCCGAACCACCGCCAATACGGATGAGGCTAGATGCTGTATAAGCCATTATTCAGTCTCCTTAGTTGTTGTCTAAGACTTCATAGATGCCATCATCGTCAATAACGACAGCGCCCATGGACATCATAGATGTTGCGAGGTGTGAGACTTTTTCGGCCACATAGTTTACCTCAGTTGAAACGTCAGCGTTTATGCCGAGGCCAATTGAAGAAGTGTGGTATGCGAAGTTCTTGCCACCAGCTACAGCAGACGTTGAGAAAATCTTGAAGCCCAAGAATTCTTTCATTGTCATACCGCCAGCAAACGGAAGGTTCTGTGGACCAACGAAGTCCGAAGAAGCAAACTCAGTGATTGCAAACAAGTCAGCAAACCCAGCAGGCGACATAGCAAGATAGCGCTGTCCGTCTTCTGGAACGTCTGCTGTACCAAATGTTTGGAACAATGAGAGCAAGTCAGCCTTTTCAAGCGCAGAACTTGCGTCATGGATTTGAGTGCTGTTAGCACCAGCGTCCATAGCAGCGATGAGGATTTCATCAGTCTTGCGGCCCAAGGCTCCAGCAGCAGATTGTGCAACAGCTTGGCGCTCGTTGATGTTAGTCTTCAACTCGTCAAGTTTGTCGATGTACTCTGGTGCATAGTAATCAGCCATGGTTGCTTCCACGTTAGTGTGAGCAAGTTCCATTGGTGTTACGTTACCGTTGCGGGATTTAGTAGTTGCGACGCCTTTGCCAATTACTTGGAAACGAGCAACCGAAGCAGAAACATTTGTAGACCGTACTGTGTTACGGAGCTTAGACCCCATACGTTGATACGCCAAATGTACTTCTGTCTCGAACTGCTTGATAAAGGCTTGGTCAATAGTATTAGCCATTTTTTCAGTCCTATTATGAAGTTACAGTGTCAACGGGTGTCCGCTCTTTCACCTCAGCAAGGGTATCCTTTCGGGCCTTTCAGTGCTTTACGGGCCGTAGTGAGTTATTGTAAACAAGTTTTTCGTTTGGATTGCAACGCACAAATTCAACATACTCGTTTGAATCGCGCCGACTTACGCCGACAGCCTCGAAGCCAAGCCAAGATGCCCAGTTTAAAATTGGCTCATATTCAGCCAAGATTGTCATAGTCATCATCTCTTCTGTTTGATCAAAAAAGTTTACTAAAAGCTTAGAGCCACGTGCCAGTGCGTGAAAGTTTTGCTTCAACCCACTGGAAAACATAGCAAACATCTGAGCATCTTTAGCATCATCGTACCAAAGGCCACCAACCATTAAAAAGGTTTCTTCATTTCGTCTTGCTATATAGGATTCTGAGCATTCGTGCATCTCGTATAAAGACTGCCTTATGTCAGTGTGGCCCATTAAAATTAGCTCTCTTTTATTTTCCGAGCTTAAATTCTCCGCCACCTCGTCTATGTGACCGAGGGTAAACGGGGTGAGATAGTAATCACCCCGCTGAATAATCTTAACTTCTGTAGACCTGCTTGAAACCAGCTTCGACTTCCCGAACGAAGTTTGGGTCACGGTCCCTTGGGTTGTGGTATCTTGGATCACTCATCATCTCCCTGAGTTTAGCCTCAGTCAAACCTGCGGTGGGCTGAGTATTTCCAGAGAATGATCCACCTTTTAGCGCCTCTTGTATAGACTCTAGGGCTAAAATACCTTCGTGGCTTTCACACATGCGCTCAATTGCTGGCAATGCGTTAGGCGGAAAGAACTTAGTGGCAAACATAGAAGCTGCTTGAATACGAGTATCCGCATTCTCACCTAGCTTTTGAGCCTCTGCCTCAAGATCGGGGCCTTCATTGCCGGGTACAGACGCAGCATACATCTCAATCCCCTGCTGGAATTCTTCTTGAGAGAAGCCATTTTCATAGGCGTGATCGGACCACCACTTCAAAAGCTCATTATCTACAGATGCTTCTGCGTCAATGATCTCTGGCAACTCGTAATCACCAGCGCTTTCTGGACGGCTGCTGAACGCTTCCGTCTGTATCTCTTCCATAAGCTTAGACTTGATGTCATCTTCTTTGTTGCCAAGCTTAGACTCAAGTTCTTTATACGCCTTAGCCAAGTCTTCGCCCGTGCTGTATTTCTCAGGTAACCACTCCGGTCTATCCGTTTGTGACGTTACGTCACTTTCGATAACATAGTCCCGTGACGTTACGTCACTTTCAACTGGGGATTCTGTGCCACCTTCCATAAGTGTTTCGCTCATCTATTTTTGCTCCTATGTGCATGTGAGATACGCCGTTCCATTAGGCCAACGATATAACGCTGGCCCTCAACGTGTCTCAACTCTTCCGTTGTCACGTTAGGCCCATGAACCATTTCAATGGTTATGGATCGTAGGTACTTTAAGACTTCCTTCCCAGTAGGCGATTCAAATATACTGGCAATATTCTTGCTTATCTCCGCGTCTCTCTCTGAGTTACGTTGATAACCATCTATTCCGATATTAATCTTGTTAGCCAATAGGAGCCTCTTGCTGTGGTTGCTGTTGCATCTGTTGCTGTTGCGCCATTTGCTGCGCCATTGCAGCTAATTGTTTACGTTGATCTGCATCACGAATCAAGCTTTCCGGTACACCAAACTTTTTAGCAAGGTGAGCCGCTGTTTCTTCGCCATCAATAAGAAGCTGCAACATCTCTGGGCCGAACACACCGCCAACTAGCTCTAGGAATCTAGCGATACTTGAGATGTCTTGGTTGGCTTGAGCTTGAGCAAGTGGAGATACAGACCTAATCTTAACTTCACGACCATTGACAGTAGGGACTTCGATACGCCCTTGCTTCTTAAGGATGTAGATTACACGCTGTAATAACGGTTGTACTAACTCAGCCTGCAATCTGCCAAAAGCAGAACCCATACGGCGCGATAAGTCAGCCATACGCTCAGCAACTTCCGTAGCTGTAGCTGGTGTACGGTCAGGATTGCCCAACATATCGTTGTAAAGCGCACGTTTAATATTTAAACGCATATCGCTTAGTACCAATTGGGCCACATCAAAGTTACCAGCGGCTTGAATCGGCTGCAATCCAGCGGAACCCATAGCTTTAGGAATGATTGATCCCGGTACAAGTTGAATAGTATCAGGGTTAATGACGCCATCATCATCAATTTGATAGACACCTGAGATAGCCATTTGAGCGTTCTCAAGAATAAGTTCGATAGTTAGGTTACACGTCTTGATAGCAGACAGCGCGTTAATTAGTGGGCCGCGACCATATATTTCACCAGCACACTTAGACCAACGGAAACAAATGAATGGGTTTGCGCCCAGTCCAGAAATCTCATTTGAATATAGCAGTGTTTCAGTGTTCATACAGATAGCATAGTGGAAGTAAGCATCCTCGTTCTTACGAGAATAGTCCTTACATACCAACTCAAGAACGGTTGTCTCAGCTTCTTTCCCCATTTGCGCCATAACTTTAGGGTCAAATGTTGCATTAGGGTACAACTCACTAAGCTGATCGTACTTTATATTCTTCCGCTCACGATAAACGTGGTCAATCTTATCATCAGGGCCAGTGTCCAGAACAACATGAGGCAGTGGGATGGCGCTAAAATTAACAGGATTAATAGCATCGCCTTCTTCTACACACAAAATGCCAGTGCCGACAGCCAAGTCCATGAACGATTCATGCACCTCTTGGCTAAAGTTAGAGTTCTGAAGTACCTCGAAGACGTAATCTGTTACCTCATCAAGCTCATTATCAATGGCTTCACGCTGATCTTTGGGAACTTCGCTGCCTGACATGAGGTCAGCCCATCTAGCAAAGTTAGGAACAATGCCAGATTGAAGTCGGCTTGCAAACTCCTGCACACCCACGACTGCCGTTTCGTCAAAGATTTTATCATCTCTGCGCTCACCGGGAGTTTCTGAATAAAAGGATTCACGTTGCGGAAGAGCATACTCATAACATTCTTCAAACAACGGAACCCAACGCTCACGGAAGGCTTTCGACTTCTGATAGCGCTGGATGTACGTCTTTGCAATCTTGTCCATTACCTATTAAACCTACCAATAAATCCTTCGCCTGAGCCGCCGCTTCTGAATAAGGATCGTCTACCCTTCCCTCTACCAGCGCCGCCTCGACCTTCGCCTGCTGACCTAGCTTCAAGAGCTTCGCTTATATCGTCGCGCTTTTCAGAAGCTTTATCTTCTGCCGCTGCACGCTTTGCTGCGTCTGCTTCAAGTGAAGCATCTACAGATACTTGTTTCTCTTCTACTGAAGGGCCACCGCCACCACCACCAAAACACATAATATTCTCCTTTGCTTTACACTTCGTAAGCACGAAAGCGGTGCAAACTCAACGCACAAATTACAATCTTGACCACAATCCCGGTTTTTTACGCCGCGCTGGCCCCCTGCTAAACACATCAAAGTCACGTTTAGCCACTGTAGGAGTGGCTGGTTTCTGGCTATTCATCAGAGCGCGGCCTTCGCCAGCACCAAGGAACAAGTATTGTGCTGCATCGTGGACGTGAGAAAACATATTCTTATCAGGTTTATCGTCGAAGCGCTCACCCGATACCTGCATACGCTTGTAGGCATAGCCACCCTCGAACCCTTTGATGAGTTGAGTACACCTTCTGTCAATCAATAGTGCTGGCTTCCCTTCAGTCATCTTGGTTAGCTGGGAAGAGACAGCCTCAAGTCGAAGGTCAACAGAGTTGGAAGGCGCTGGGAACGCCCTCAAGCCAGCTCCGCGCATGATGTGAAAGGGAGTTGACTCATCAGTTTGTGCGCGGAAATCTCCTGAAGGATCGCCATAGATTATGACTTCACCCGCAGCGGCAAACCTTGTTGCCAATTCTTGTCGTAAAACTTCGGAGAACCTAACGATTCCCATGTCTATTGCCACAATCTCTGCCTGTAAGAACCACCTACCACGGACTTTTTGCCCAATAACAGCGGCAGGAGTAAGCCCAAAGTCCACCCCAACGTACAGTGGGACGTTAGCGGCTATAGGTATTTCCTCTTTTGCAACGTGAACTTCGGTAGCAAACATAGGATACACGGGCTTTCCTTCCTGAATATGGCCTAATCTGTTCATTACATAGACATCAATCCATGATTTAGTCTTACCCTGAACTAGGTTAGGGTAGTAACTCTTCATCATGTTCTTCTGATTCTCAGCACCTTTGCTAGGAACGTACCCTTGTATCTCTCCTTGCTCGTCTTTCGTCTCGACCATCCCAGAGGGCTGGGTATAGAAACGCCAGTTAGTCGGTTTGACCAGCATCTTAGCTTGCTCACGCGGAATATGATCTGGGATTGGAACCTCACCGGACATAATAGGCCACCAGTGATCCTCCTCAGGAGCATTGGTATCGGCAATAACGCCAGTCCAAGAAGGACCACCATCACGCATAGAAGGGTAACGACCCACACGCATAGTACAGGCATCAATAATACTCTTAGGTATTTCCCTAGCCTCATTGATCCAGATGCCAGTAAGCTCCAAAGATAGGAGTTTCTTGACATCTTCTGGTCTGTCCAAAGCAAGAAAGAGTACCTCAAGTTCCACATCACCTTTCTTAATGTTGTGAGTGTATGGGACTGACCAAGTGAATTTACCCCAGTCAGACTCAGGAAACCAGTCCAACCAAGTCTTGATTGTCGTGGTTCTAAGCTGTGGGTTTGTATTTCGGATGATAGCCCAACGGCTTTTTCGTACTCCATCGGGGGATTTCTCTTGTTCTAAGGCGCGGCGGAATACTTC